ACGGCTGAACGGCTTGTTCGATACTTGATGCGCAACAAGCACTGGTCCCCGTTCGAGATGGTCAATGTGTGCATCGAAGTTAACACGACCCGCGACATTGCCCGCCAGTTTCTTCGTCACCGATCATTCTCGTTCCAGGAATTTAGTCAGCGGTATGCCGTCGTACCGGATGCACCAGTCGTGCGTGATGCGCGCCTACAGGACACCAATAATCGTCAGAACAGCATCGAGACTGACAATGCCGTCCTCATGGCGTCATGGAACGAGCGTCAGGCACGAGTGACCGAGGCGGCACGTGAGGCGTACGACTGGGCAATCGAGCGTGGTATCGCCAAGGAACAGGCGCGCGCGGTACTTCCAGAGGGACTCACACCGACTCGTATGTACGTCAATGGCACAGTACGGTCCTGGATCCACTACCTCGAACTTCGCCTCGGGAACGGCACTCAGAAGGAACATCGTGAAGTTGCACATGCATGTGCATGTGCACTTCGTGAAATCTTCCCATGCGTCCCAGACGCTGTGTGATTTTGTCACATAAAAGCAGACATGAAGATTTGTCCGACGACGTTCGGCCCGTACTTCTGGAGCGTCATCCACATGACGGCACTCAGTGCCAGCGAAGGGATCAGTCCCGAAAAAAAGGAGGCTTACGTCCGCTTCTTCGAAGCCATGCCTGACGTGCTTCCGTGCTCGATGTGCGGCAAGCACCTCAAGGATAACCTTCAGCTCCTGCCGGTCGACACGGACGACATGTTCCGTTGGTCGGTCGATCTCCACAACTTGGTCAATTCGCAGCTCAACAAACCCGAGGTGCCTTACGAAAAGGCGTATCGGTATTGGTCAGCTCGGTGTGCACGTGGCCCCGACGACAAGCAGCGCACGGTGCTCATTGCGTGCGCTGTCGTATTGATTCTCATGGCGGTCGTCTATCTGCTGAAGCAGTGACACCGCCCTTCATCGGGCTCTTCAATGAGCTCGTCCCATATGTGCTCAAAAAAGTCTTCGTGAATGAGCATCGAAGCGACGTGACTCTTGATGGGGATGGGCAGGTCGCCCTGGATCAACTCTAGGAGTGCCTTGGGCTCGATCGTCGTATTTTTGATAGCGAGCAGTGTCGCCTTGACGTGACGAAGAACATCAATTGCCGTCTTTGGTGGACTGGCCTTCATGACCGAAATAAGGACCGTGTGAGCAACCTCCATGCTTACACTGGGCTTGTATTTTTTAGGCGCGCGAAAAACGAATGTGGCTCGCCGTCACATTCTTGGGTGCGAGCGGGTGGCGGAACAGCGCCTCGTTTGGAAAGTTGCGCCGGGCCATACGTAGCCAATTCCGTACGTTCGCCGGGGCGATGTTGACACGCGCCGAATTCTTGACGTAGCCCGTGAACGTGTTCGGGTTCAGGTAGATTGTACCGGCACCTGGCACCTTGACGACCAAATGGGGCTTGTTCAGGGGCATGTAGATGGCATTCTCTTCGACGTTTGCCGGTGCGGGCGTGTACCGGTTAGGTGTATTCGGCATGGCACGTGCGCGCGGCGTCACGGCACCCGTCAGGGGTTTGACTGCGCGCAGACCACGCGTGTATGCCCGAACGGCGTCGTCGTAGTAGCCGACGCGCTCGTTCGCAGCGGCAGCCGCGTTCCGATGCCACTTTTTCTCCGCATTTGTAAGCCAGGTACTGGTTCGTAGAATCTCACGAGATCCCGCCGCCTCAGCCTTTTTGGCGTTACGGTGCTCTTTGAAGTACTGGATCGAACCGGTGAGACGTCTGGCAAGCACGTTCTTTTCCGCAGTCGTGTACCGACCTGCATTGACATTACGGCCACGACCGCCGTTGTAAATCTGGTTCATCATGTTGTTCAAGAGTACCGGTGACGATCGTCTCACCTCTGGACTCGCGGGCGGGACCATATTCCGAGGGTAATTCGAATGGAGCTGACCGATCGCACGTTTGAGCTGTCGCATGTTCCTCGATCCACCCTGTATTCTGTATGCGTTCGGTGCCAGAGCGACCGAATTCTTCCTGCCATTCAACGTGAGGTAGTACAAAAGTCCGTGACTATTGAAGTAAATCTTCTTGCGTACGCCGGTGTTGCTTCCGCTCAAGGTCTTACCGACTCGCATAAGAGTTGAGTTTTTGAGCTTACGCTTCTTCATGAGAGCCTCGTTCGGTCGATTGCGACCAACGTACGGAATCGCAGATTTCTTCAGGAATTTTGGATCCTTGTTGAACGCCTGTGTGGCGGCGTTATTGTAACGCTGAGCCGACACAACATCGTATTTTATGCGCGCCTGATTGTTGTACAAATTACCGTTTTTGTCGATGTATTCTGTGTTTGAGAGTTTCAAAAGCTTGGCGAGCTTCTTCCTCAGTGGTTCACTATAGTTCAGTTGCTGCTTGTGCCGATTGAGCGCATGCCAGTTTGCGCTGTTCATGTTGCCAGCCCGGGATCGAAGATATGCCTTACGCGCCGCGATTGACGGGAGCGTGTTCATGTGCGCCTTGGCGTTGTTGAGTGCCGAACGCACGGGGGGCGGGGCTGCTGCAGCGGCGGTCGCTCTCGTGAACGTTCGAATCTTTCTGGTCCCGTTGAGCACATATTCACCGCCGCGCGGACCACGGTAGATCGTACGGCCCTTCGTGTTCTTGTTTCCGGTGTTACCTGCAGCAGGGGTCGAGGCGACCGGAGCAGGTGCCGCTGCTGCCGCGGGGGTCGAGGCTCTGGTAAAGCTTCGGATCACGCGACCGCCTGCGCCGAGTACGTATTCACCCCCGCGTGGACCACGGAAGATCGTACGGCCTTGGCTGTTCTTACGCCCAGTGTTTGTCGCGCCGGCTGGAGGCATACTATGACCGCATAAAAAAGACGCGCGTCTCTGTGGTATGGCGTCACGCGTATTCCTGCTCGACCGTTCCGGGTCCATGGAGTCGTGCCGCGACGATACGATCGGCGGTTTCAACGCATTCGTCGAGGCTCAAAAGGCGGATGGCGGGACGATGACGCTCGCTCTGTTTGACCACGAGGTGAAGGTCCTCTACGAAAACAAGGCGATCGGGGACGTCGAGCCACTCACGCACGATACGTTCGTACCACGTGGCGGGACGGCGCTGCATGACGCGCTCGGCCACGTCCTCAAGATGGACTTGCCGCGCGACACGGTGTGCATCGTGCTCACGGATGGTGACGAGAATTCGTCCAAGACGTACACGGGTGCGCACGTCAAGGATCTCGTTCAGAACAAGCAGACGAATGACGGATGGTCATTCGTCTACCTGGGGGCGAATCAGGATACAATCATGAATGCAGAGCGGCTGGGCATACGTACCTCGGTCGGGTATGAACCCGGGACCCAGACGCCCGAGCTGTTTCGTGCGTTGTCCCAGACCGTGTCGCTGGGCCCTCTGACTCCAGGTCACACACAAATTATCTAAGTATATACAAATGTCGAGTGGTGGGTCTCCCTCCCGGAAGCGTTCTCGTAACAACAACGCATGGGGCCCCAACGCAACTGCCGAGGGCGTAGTAAACTATTTTAGATCTAATGCCCGCCTTAATGAACTGGCTAAAACTATGACCAAGGCCAACAATGCGGCTATTAAGGCCAAACAGGCCCAGAAGAGCCAGTATAACGTTCATAAAGTTATGGGTAAATACCAGGCATTGGCTTACAACAAATTAGCCCGCAAGTACGGTTGGGCTACTCATGCGAATATTTTGAGACGGGGTCCTTGAAAAGGATGGTAAGGTCTCCAACCTCGTGTCATGTCAGGATCGACGGCGGTCGATAATGTGCCACTTTGCAGCAGTGGCTCCAAAAACGCGCTCGATGACACGTGAGCATTCACGCGGGTCGAACGAGTCGGCACAACAAAATACGTCGATGTAAATCATCTTGTCCTCTGGGTACGTGTGCGCCGAAAAGTGACTCTCGGCCAAGACGAGCACGCCGGTTGCCCCGTACGGCTCAAACTGATGAAACGCCTTTGCGACGACGTTAAATCCACACTCTACACTGACGAGCTCCATTTTAGCCTGGAGATCGTCAGCGCGGACGATGATTGTACCCGGACCCTCGACGTGTCCGATGAGATGCGCCATAGTATCTAAGCTTGAGATGTTTTTAAGATGAGTTGCCGTAGTAGTTGCCGGAGTTGGCGGGGCGGCCAAAGTTCTTGCGGCCTCTCCACAGAGCAATGACGAAAATGATGGCAAACAGTACCGCCGCGATGAGATAGGCGATTCCGAAGAACATCTTCTTCGGCTCAACCTCGACGCTCGTCTTGCCGTCCGGAGACTTGACCGTGTTATCGCCTGTCGCCTCGACGATCATGAACGCCCCGCCGATGAACATGGCGACGAGGAGCGCGACGACGATTCCGGAGACGAGCATATCCATCTGGCCGTTGCTGTTGCTCATTACTCTACCCTACGATTTTTTTACCGCCTGGCGAACATGAACAGGAAGAATGCCAGGATGAACTGGAGCACGGACGTGAACCACGTCGACTTGTTCTGAGTGCCGCGGCTGCCGTCATACAGGTCGCGGATGGCAGACACGACCAGGTAAGTGGATGCGATGACAACGACCATGTTACCACCCGTCGACGAAGCCATTTACTATATAAAGACATTTTTATCCTGAGACGTATGCAATACCACGACTTTAGCGCTCGTTTAATCTACCTGAAACAGCTCGTGATGCCAACTACATCCCCTATGGAGATTGACGAGCGCCTGGGTATAGTCGAGCAGTTGAAACGTGAGTACGTTGCGCTCGTCGACGACATATTCCGTCGACACCAAGAGTATACCGACAAGGTGAATCGTCTGGACAAGCTCAAAGAGGTTCTCGAGACGATCGGTATCAATTCGGCAGTCAGTTATGCCGATGAACTGCGGAGGCTCATCGACCGATTTGAGGAGGATGAACGCCTCGAAGATTTCAAAGCGGACATGAATGATCAGCTCGCAAAATTCAACAACCTCAAGTCGATCGTATGCATGGATGACGTCGGCGAAAAGTACATGTGCTTCACGTGTCTCGAACGATCGGTCGAAGTGTTTCTGGACCCCTGTGGCCACGTGTCATGCACCCAGTGTCAACCGCGGTTCGGTACGACGTGTCCATTCTGCAGAGTCCCGGTTACTCCGAAGCGCATGTTCCTTGCTTAAAATACCGTCGTACAGTATGACGCAACTCGCGGCGTGGAATGCCGCCGTCAGGAAACGGCGTGCCGCCATCCTACGTCTGCTCGCCAAGATCAAAAAGGCGTCCGGTGCTACACGCACCCGACGCAAGGCGAACCTGGCCAACGCTATGTACTACGGCGTCATGAATCGGCACAGACACCACTGGCACAAGATTGACGGTCGGTGGTACCTGAACATCGTCACGACGAAACGCCTCAGAGCCTGAACATCCGAACGGACGACGGTGCTTCCGTCCAAAACGTCTTGGGATCGGTCAGGTACAACTCGTACAGACGAGCGTTGTCATCCTGTTTCTTCACCTCGATGTTCGCGAGCTCGGTCGGAATCTCCTCGAGGAGCATCGTACGCATCGTCGCGAGCTCCGGCGAAAACAGCGTCGCGTACGCCATACCGATGTCGAGGTCCAGCCCCTCGTCATCGGTCCGGACCCAGTAGTGTTCGCACACGTCACCTGGACTCACGCAAAACCCCTTGACGACGTGCGCCTTGACGTCGAGCAGCCTGCACAGCAATGCACAGTGGTGGACGATCGACCCCTCCACTTTGCGAAGCTTCATGCGCATGGCGATTCTCTTTACGGACTCCATTCCGTGTATAGTTGGCGGCGTTCCATGTCTATATCTTCAGTATCCGGGCCCTTTAGTTTTACCAACTTGATCTCCTCTGTCATGGTTTCCACCTCGCCGAGTTCACTGCCATTCACAGAAAACGACGACATGGACAAGCTCTCTGGAAAGCCATCCGCGCTGGCCGTCGCGTCAGTCGCCGGGATTGGCTGAGGCTGAACCGGGCTCGGCTCAGTCACGGGTGTGGGCGGCGTGGGTGCAACCGGGGGAAGCTGCGTCGGAACAACTTCAGTCGGCGCCTGACTCGGCTCATTGACGAAACCACTACTCGAGCGAAAATACAGCAGAACGAGAATGGCGAGGACAATCAGACCGATGATCACCCCCTTCATATATGTTATGGTGCGAGAAAACCTCAAGAACCTTGAACGTTCTTGGGGCTTTGTTGCCCGGATGTCGTACGCGTACACGATGTTCATTGTCTAATTGGAGAATGCGAGGCCACCCATGCCGCTCTGGATGCGCAGCACGTTGTAGTTGATCGCAAACACCTTCTGGGTCGTCGCCTGAGAGTTGGACTTGAGGGAGATGGACAGCTGGGCGTTGTCGATGCGGGAGAAGTTGCAGGTGCCAGTCGGCTGGTGCTCCTCGGGCTTGAGCGCGAACGAGTAGGTGTAAATGCCCGGGTACGGCGTGCCGGTGTGGTGGTAGAACGGCTGGACGCTGTTGAAGTACTTGCCAGACTGCTCCTTGAAGCGGTCCTGGCCGTTCAGGATAATCTTGAACAGGTGCAGCGGGCCAACCTCCACGCCCACGTACGTGTTACCGTACAGGCCGTTTGCACCGCCGAGGCTGTTGCCACCGGACAGCTGCGTGCCCTCCTCAGTCCAGAAGGCGTTGCCGGACAGCACGTTCGCCACCTGGATGTTGCTGTTCACGATGTTGAACGGGCCCAGCGTGATGTTCAGGGGCACGGTCGTGGCGTCAGTCGCCGTCAGGTTGGACGACGTGCCCAGTGCGTAACCGGCGCCGGGCGCCAGTGCCGTCGGCGTGAACAGGTGAGGCGCACCCACGTGGTGGGGCAGAACCGCGCCCGTTGCGGCCAGCTTCATGGGATCGCACGTGATGTTGATGTTGCCGGTCGTCGTCGTGAAGTTCCACATGCCGTTCAGCTGCGTGCTCTGGGCAGCAGCGGCCGTCGGGTTCTGGTAGCACCAGATCAGCTCCTTGACTGGGTGGTTGAAGGCCACGCGAACCAGCTGCACGTTACCCTCCTCGTTGCTGCCGGACACCATGGAATCACCGCCGGTGTGCTGGATCTGCTCAATCAGGTACTCGTGACCCTTCTGGGCGAAACGACGACGCTCCTCCGTGTCCAGGTAGACGTAGTTTGCCCAGACCTCGAACGCCGAGCCGGAGAAGTAGCTGTTGTAGTACGCCGTCGTGTCGAAATCCAGACGGACCTCGTGGTACTGCAGAGCGATCAGAGGCAGGTACAGGCCCGGGTTGCGGTTGAAGAAGAACAGCAGGGGCAGGAACACCTTGGGCTTGGACGTCTGCGTCGGGTTGGGGTTGGACATGGACGTCATCTTGCCCCAGGCCAGCTTGTCAGCCTCGGCCAGGAACAGCTCGGCGTACAGGCGCCACCACGTCTGGTAGTGCTTATCGATGCGCTGGCCGCCGATGGTCAGCTCAACGGCCGACAGGGCGCGCTCAGCCACCCAGTTGGCATCGTAGTTGGAGTTGGTCGACGTCAGCAGCATGGACGTGGACGTGGGAGCCACACCCGTAGACACGGACACCGGTGCGATCGGCGTCAGAGCCAGGTGCATGTTACCAACCAGATCGCCGTTGCGTGCAATGGTCACTGACAGGCGGGTCTGGTTACCCGCCGTGCCGCTCACTGTCTGCTGGATCAGCTCCATGGCAAAGTTCGTGTGGCGCTTGTACACCGCCTGGAAGAAAGTCACCTTGGGGTTACCAGTCAGATAGACATCCTGAGCGCCGTAAGCGACGAGTTGCATGAGTCCACCGGCCATTTATCATTCCGCAAGAGAAAAAAACAACAGGAAGCTGGATCCTTCTTGTTGTGTTTTGTTTTTGTGTCTGCTGCGGTTGTCAGAACGAAACGTCTAGTTGGAGAAGGCCAGGCCACCCATGCCGCTCTGGATGCGCAGGATGTTGTAGTTGACGGCGAACAGCTTCTGCAGCGTCGTGTTCACCTGAGACTTCATCTGCACGGACACCTGAGCGTTGTCAATGCGAGAGAAGTTGCAAGTGCCGGTCGGCTGGTGCTCCTCGGGCTGCAGGGCGAAGGAGTAGGTGTAGACACCCGGGTAGGGGCAGCCGGTGTGGTAGTAGAACGGCTGCACCTGGTTGAAGTACTTGCCGTTCTGCTCCTTGAAGCGATCCTGGCCGTTCAGCACCACCTTGAACAGGTTCAGGGGGCCGACCTCCACACCCACCTGCACGCTGGCAGAGGTGGCGCCGCCCAGCACGGCGACACCCTCCTCCGTCCAGAAGCAGTTGCCGGTCAGGGCAATGGCGCCGGGCGTGCCAGCCTGGGTCAGGGACATGCCGCCGGTGTGGAACAGCACAGGCGAGCCATACATGTGCGGGTGCGTGAAGTTGTTGCTGTTGGCCAGCATGATCACGTTGGAGGACACGTTGACGTTGGCAGTCGCCGAGCAGAAGTTCCACATGGCGTTCAGGTTGGAGCCGTAGTTGGCACCAGCGCCCTGGCCAGATGCCGCCACGGACGGGTTGGTGTAGCACCAGATCAGCTCCTTCACCGGGTGGTTGAAGGACAGGCGGATCAGCTGAGGAGAACCCTCCGACTGACCGGCCGTTGCAGCGGACGTCACGGCGTCGCCGCCGGTGTGCTGCACCTGCTCGATCAGGTACTCGTGACCCTTCTGGGCGAAGCGACGACGCTCCTCAGTGTCCAGGTAGACGTAGTTGGCCCAGACCTCGAAGGCGTTGGTCGTGCCGAAGTACTTGTCGTAGTAGGTCGTCAGGTCAAAGTCCAGGCGCACCTCGTGGTACTGCAGGGCAATCAGAGGCAGGTACAGGCCCGGGTTGCGGTTGAAGAAGAACAGCAGGGGCAGGAACACACGCTGGTTCGTGGCGTTACCGATGTAGTTGCTGGACGTGGTCATCTTGCCCCAGGCCAGCTTGTCAGCCTCAGCCAGGAACAGCTCAGAATACAGACGCCACCACGTCTGGTAGTGCTTGTCGATGCGCTGGCCACCGATCGTCAGCTCGACGGCTGCCACGGCGCGCTCGGCGATCCAGTTGGTGTCATAGGCACCGTTGTTGGAGGACAGCACGTTGGCCGTGGGCTGCAGGGCCAGGTGCATGTTGCCGACCAGGTCACCGTTGCGGGCGATGGTCACCGCCGCGTCGACGCAGGCTTAAAGTTTCTGTCAGTATAATTTACACATGTCTTCCGATCGCGAGCCCACCGTGCCTGAGGATGAGGAGCTGGAGATGGACGAGGAGGATTTCGGCGAGGATATGCTCGCGAGCCTCCTGACCACCGAGGATGGGGATACGATCCCGACCATCCTGGCTGGTCTTGCCGGTTCGATGGATGCCATTGCCAAGCACTTGGAGAAGCAGAATGTCATCCTGGTGAAGATGCTGACGGTCATGTCGGCCAAGCCACCAGTCCCCCTGGCTCCTGCCGCGACCGTCTAGAGCTTTTTGCGAAGAAACACAATCAGCACTCCGATGAGCACTGACCATCCCACCAGGTGATCAACCTTGTTCATCACCTGGATCTGCTGATCGGCCATCTTGTTAAACTCGTCCTTGTAGCCCGGTGGCTTGAAGGGCAACCAAAAGTACCGTCCGAACGGTACAACCGTCGGGCCGAGCTTGTCCCGACAGTTGTACGAGTAATCATACCACGCGAGCGCGATATACGGGAACCAGAGCAGAAAAAAGAGAACCCAGAGGTTCTTGTGTGGCAGGTACCAATAACCACCTGCGAGTGCGAGCGAAAAGATGACACACTTGATGTTAAACTTGAAGGGGGCCCCTGGAAAGATCCCACCGGCCATCTACCTGTACCTAGAGAAAATAGACGCGCACTGTGTAATGGATCCGCCACAGAGTGCCCGTGATAAAAAGCGGACCGCGGCCAAACGTGACAGTGACCGCCACATTTACTCGTCGAAGGCGATACGAATCAAGGAGGCTCTGGTGGAGGCCAAGAAGACCTGATAAGAATTTCTCGCGCTACATCACCATGGAGCAAGTACATACGATCGATCGGGAGCCGACACGCGAGCATGCACAGGAAATACGTATGGAGGTTCTTCGGTCCGAGGTGACCAGTCTGACACCAGACCGCCTTGAACAATTCATCGGGCAACTCGAGGAAAAGATGGGTCTGACCTGTAAGGGTGATCGATTCGCGCCGCTCACCAATGGGTTCCGCCAGTTCTTTCGTGATGACGAACTTGACGCAAACGGCATGCCACAAAATGTCGACCTAGAGCGAATCCTAGAACAAAAGCGTCGTCTCGTAAACCTCTTCTCCGAGCTGTACCATCGTTCAAGCGAGCTGGGTCTCAAGGATACGCCCACGCACGACGTTAACGGTGACGAGTTTCGAATCTCGTTTCGCATGATGCGTCTCATCGAGACGGCTGACGATGCGTACGAGATTATCTTCAGGTATGTGCGTTCGTTCGAGCGCATCAATCACCCCACGTGTATCGCGCCCGTGACGGATGACGTTGAGCTATCCATGTTTCGCTGCAAGACGATTGACGAGGCTGATGATGAGAATCAGCCGAGTCCGTTTCAGTGTCTGCTGCTCTACCTCCTGAACAAGGCGTACATCATGAAGATGCGTCGGTACAAGGGTCAGTGCTGCAAGCAGATTGAGACGGCGGACGGCCACCACACCAAGGCATGGAAGCCAATCATGGAGATCAAGGAGTTTGTATATTTCTACACGCAGAAGGAGGACAAGTACGACATGTGGCGCAACCTGACGAGCAAGGGGTCGATCGTCAAGGATACCATCACTCACCTGAGCAACTGTCGCGACATGCAGTTTCCCGAAATCAAGAAGAACCGGTACGTGTGGTCATTCTCGAACGGCATCTTCATCGGCAAGGAGTGGGACGCCGAGCGGGAACAGTACACGTCGCGCTTTTACGAGTACGACAAGCCGGACTGTCAGTCGCTCGACCCGACGATCGTGAGTTGCAAGTACTTTGACTTGCCGTTCGATCACTACGAGGGGACGAAAGATTGGTACGACATTCCGACGCCGCACATGCACTCGGTGATGAGCTACCAAAAGTTTTCAGAAGAGGTGTGCCGCTGGCTGTACGTATTTGTCGGTCGTCTGTGCTTTGACACGGGTGACCTGGACTCGTGGCAGGTGATCCCCTTCTTGAAGGGTATCGCTCGCAGCGGCAAGTCGACCATCATCACCAAGGTGTGCAAAAAGTTTTACGACAATGAGGATGTGCGCACGCTGTCCAACAACATCGAGAAGAAGTTTGGTCTGTGGTCGATCCACGACGGTTTCATGTTCATCTCGCCAGAGGTGAAGGGTGACTTGGCGCTCGAGCAGGCGGAGTTTCAGTCGATGGTGTCCGGTGAGGATGTGTCGATCGCACGCAAGAATGAAAAGGCGCTGAGCATGACGTGGAATGTCCCGGGTATCCTCGCGGGTAACGAGGTGCCGGGTTATCGCGACAACTCGGGGTCAGTCCTGCGTCGTCTCGTGACGTGGAACTTTGGTAAGCAGGTGGCTCGCGCAGATCCAAAGCTGGATGAGAAGCTCGAGAGTGAGATTCCAGCCATTCTGTGCAAGTGCGTACGGGCCTATCTCGAGTATGCCCAGCGTCACAACGGCGAGGATATCTGGAACGTCCTGCCCGAGTATTTCAAGTCGGTCCAGAATGAGGTGGCCAAGCTGACCAATCCGCTCCAGCACTTTCTGTCGTCCGAGAAGGTGGTCTACGGCCCGGAGCACTTTGTGCCTCAGAAGATCTTCGTCCAGATGTTCAACCAGCACTGTACCGAGAATCTGCTCGGTCGGTGTCGCTTCAACCCAGACACGTACGCCGGACCATTCTCGTCGCGCGAGATTGAGGTTCGGAACAACACGTGTTCGTACAAGGGTCAGGCGCTCACGGCTCAGCCGGTTATCTATGGTCTCGACGTGGTGATGACTGACATGGCACAAGATGTCTAAGGACTAGGCTGGTCTATTTCGTATGATTCTTGACTATGCCCCTATTGATGCAGAATGGGACCCACCGCGTATAGTATCTTCGATTCTCACCGTGAACGAGTGTCAAGACACTATACGCCAAAGCGACCCGTACTTCACAAAAAGCACAGAGTACACGGCCGATATACGTAAAGATGTGACAAAAAATAGAACGAGCGAATCAACCATGCTTGAAAGAAGCAATCCCGTGGCTCAGAAGATCATCACAAAAGCGGCTGAGCTTGCAGGTGTACCCGTAGAGAATTGCGAAGATGTACAAGTTGTCCGGTACAAGCCGGGAATGTACTACAAACCTCATCATGATGCATGTTGTGACGATACAGGTGAGTGCGTTCAGTTTGCTCAGGAAGGTGGTCAGCGCATCGGAACTCTGATAGTCTACTTGAATGAAGACTTTACCGACGGAGAGACGCATTTCCCGAAATACAATAACCTGAAACTCAAGCCCCCGACAGGGAATGGGGTGTTTTTCAGACCGCTCGGCACGACAGATAGGCGATGTCACCCATTAGCACTTCATGCAGGACTCCCGACGAGCCGAGGCATGAAGTACATATGCACTGCGTGGGTACGTGAATTTTCTGTGCCTATAGCAGAATGAGCAACTCGCCATCGCGAAACGCAGCCAGGCGTATCGTCAACCAGGTGATCAAAAAGGCGACCGCGTCAGAACGGATAAAGAAGGTCCTAGGGAACGTCGCCGCGCGTCGCGCGGCTGGTACGGTCGGCACGACGTACAATGGGTCGGAATTTTCACTCTCGCCCGTTGAAATCACGGGACGCACGGTGTCGTTTACGATTCCGTTCTCGCGGTTTCAAGTTCCGGCGAAACTGCCAGCCGGCTTCGTCTCGATCGACGGTCGTCATATTCTAAGTGGTCAAGTCGTCGCGCGCGTCACAAAGACGGGCATTCTAGGAAACCTCGATGATGTCAAGCACTGGTTCGTAAAGACGTCCGCAGGGTTTGCACTCGTCCACGCGGGTGGTACAGTTCAGATCACGGCACCGAATACAATCGGACGCGTCACCGCACAGCTCGAGCGCATCATGCCCGGAATTCTCGCGTCGGCCAGTCATGCCCGCGTGACCAAGTTTGACGCTCGGCTCAAAGTGAATCGCTACATAAATCCGGAACGATTTGTATCGAGTTTCGCGCGCGAAATCAGTGGTAGTAAAGGAAGTGTTTCGTACGAACCCGAACTGAACGTAAATCGTATCTCCATCAAGTGGAAATCTCCCGCCATGACGCTCATGGTCTACATGTCGGGTCTCATTCAGGTGTTTGGTGCGTCAAAGCCAGCCGATGCCCAAAAGGTGATGGCTGAGATTTTCAACAAGACAGTCGCGCATGCCGATATTTTCAAGCGTGAATCCTATTTGAACTTTACGGGTCGTCGGGTCGTCGGCGGTTTTGCCGGTACATCATATCACGCGCCGTCAAAGAATCTAAAGGCGGCACGAGGTGCCGCCGCCAAGCTCAACGTACGTCACGCGCGCGTCAGTGGGTACAATCACGTCCCGGGCCCCGGTCAGTACGTTCGTCCGGGACCGAATGGCGTTCCACGTCTGTACAACATCAAGGGGAACATGTCACTCTCGGCCACCAAGATCACCAAGGCGTACGAAAAGGCGGGAGTGAACATGCCGCAGTACCTGAAGAACATGCTCGGCAGCGCCTTTGTGTTTTACGGTGCATCCAAGGGGGCGAATCGGGCCGCCAATTGGAACGCCAAGAAGAACGGGCACTATGTCGCACCTGGCCCGGGTAAGCAGCCCCACTTTTACAAGGTGCCCAAGGATCTCAAGGCGGGTTACGCAACAGCCCGAAAGCGCTACAACGATGCGGGTGTCAACATGCCCGTGCACGTCCGCCGAAACATCTTCGGCCGGAACAACAACGGATCGCCAAACGCAGGTGGAGCGGCGGGGGGATCCAACAACCATACGGTCCAGAACAACAAGGTGAACGGCAAGTCGTACAAAAAATTGACAACCGCTCAACTTGTCGCCGTGGCGCGCAATCTGGGCAATGTAGGGGCAAACGTCGCCATGACCAAAGCGGTACTTTTCGAGCGGATAAAGAGCCGCGCGACCGTAAAGTCGGCATCACCAGCCCGTGCAGCAAACGTAACAGTGAATGGACGGGTGTATACGTTCAGCAACGACCCATTGAACCAGCGCATCATACGTAACGGGCGGAAACGCGTATTCAGTACCTTGCCAAAAGAAGAGCGGGAAGCAATCGCGCGCGCGTACCTTGGAAACAACTACTCCGCGGTCAAGTCAAAGAACTGGTACAACACCATGCGTGGAAAGAAACTGTACCCGAACGCCTGAGCAGGCTAGCGCGCTACCGGGCAATCTTGAGCACGTCAAACACCTTGTAGACCATATTGTACAGCTCGTGGCGCGTCTCGGGAACGCGGATGAGCTCAAGCTCAACCTGGTACTCCGTCTCATTCTCCGAGTCGGGGTCATCGGGATCCCCGGATACGGCCGTCACGTCGATCCGGAGATCTTTGCGCAGAAACGATGCGCGCTTACGGTTGCGCACCTTCGTGTACTCTTCATCCTCGATGTGGTCGCATGGCGTCTCGGTCGACACACCGAGCCGAACGTCAAAGAGCTCACCCTTCAGGGACACGTCATCGACGAGCACGCGCTTCTTGATGACGCACTCGGTAATGTCCCCCTTGACATTGTCGTAGGTGACGCGCCGATTGCGATCATAGTAAAAATTGCTCGTGTCCGTCTCTTCGACGTGCTCCCACTCCTGGTACTTTTTGAGGCGCCGAAGCACCTTGTCGTACGTGTCCTTCGTGACGTTCGTATCAAACGAACCACGGTTCAGCTTGCCGAACCGAATCTCAATCTCGCGACCAGTTCCGGCGTTGGCGCGAATAATGTCGTGCCAGCGATCAAAGAAGGCGTCCATGGTGCTCTCTACTTGTTGTTCCGACGCGCATTGGCTTTAGGCGTACGCCAACATGCGTTGAGTTTTTTATCCGGCAGTCAGCGTCGGTTGAAAAGCTTACGGACCATCCCGCTATTTAGTTCCTTAAGAGCTCGTTGTGTCTTGGCCGCGATACCGGTGTTGCCGGTCCTTTTGGCCAGCCTGAGCAGTCCAGCCGTCACCATCAAATTATGGTTATCCGGGTGTGTACGCTTATAGCGACGCGCTGTGCGGGGGCTACGAGGGGTATAGTTCTTCACTGGCTTCGTCATTGGTATTTATTAGCTACATTTTTATTTGTCCGTAGGACGCCGACTGGTACAGATAAAAGTTCTGGGGCCGTGTAGACTAAATGCCAAAGGGTCTCGCAAACCTCGGCAACACCTGCTACCTG